ATATATATAAATCCTTGATTTCCTCAAGAATAGATACATTATACTTGCCAATCTTATTTGCAAAATCATCCTTAAAGTCAGCGTACTCCAATATGTCAGCAACCCTATATGTTAAAGCCTCTGCCAATGACCTATACATATATAGACCACCTTCAAGTATATGCCTTGTAGCTGTATTTGAATTAAGGGCAGCAAGCTTCTGTACACCAACCAATGAGTTAGGGTCAGGAGTTGAACCATCTCTTGCCTCATTAAGTCCTGTAACAGACCTAATCATATCCATATAATGATTATAGTTAGCTATAAGCATTTGAGTCTTGCTTGCTCCTGAGTTAGATGTAAGCTGTTGAATAGGTACTCTTGCATTATTAAACTCACCATCTTGAGTATAACTTCTTCCTATAACACTACCCGTTTGGAAGTAAAGGCGCAAAGCGTCTTCGGGATTGTATGCTGCACCTGTACCCAAGTCAACCTCATTAAGACCATCAGCATCAATGAACACACCATCAGGAACTGTTCTTGCGATAACTTGTTGAAGTTTAAGGTGAGTCAACTGAATAAGGTCAGCGAATGGAACCATTCTCCTAACTAAAGATTCAATAACACCCTTATACATACGTGGTGCTACAGCTACATAATTTGGCAATGCATGCTGAGAGGTTGATTTTGGTCTGACCATATTCTCAGCCATCTGCCACTTAAGCAAGATGTTTGTACCCATTACCATTACCCCATCATACCATACATCAATAGTCTTTTCTATCTTCTCGAATTTACCTTCCTCCATCATTTCGGCAGGAGGATTAAATGTATCGTCTTTCTCAATTACACGAGTACCACCATTATCAAGAATTTTTTTCTTGTAAACAATTTTTTTAGTGCTCTTATAATTAAAATATAAAAGTGTGCACGTATCTCTGTAGAACAAACTGTTCTCATAAAAACGAGCTACATTATAATAGTTGTACCAACTTTGACTATACATTGAAATTTCTTCCAACTGCTCACGTGTAAGAGTTGGGTCAATCTTCATTAATTCAGTTACAGGAAGTGTTTTTATCTCACCCCAATAAAAGCAATCTTGAAAGTAAGGGTCTTCTGTATAGCTATAAACAATATTTGCAGGGTCTACATACGAAACTTGAACACCTGCTCCGGGAAGAAACTCATGCTTTGCAACACCAATACCAATTACAGTTAAATCGTAATCAATACGCTTACGAGTATCTTGATAATGATTCTCATCAAATATTGTATTGATGGCTTCTTCTTCTGCTATTTCAATTGCAGGCTTATAGTTAAGCTGCATATATAATGAAAGTTCTTCATCCGTTTCAGGAAGCTCTTCAGGGTCCATCATAAATGGATTAACACCTGTCTCTTGCTGTATTGTAGAAAGAATATCTTTAGCAGCCATCTGTCCTTCAATCATATCCTGATACTTGCTTCTCTTCGATTGTGACATAGCATCTTGTGCATACGCCTTAACCTTGAAAAGTCTATCAGACATTCCATTAACTACTACATCTACAAATTTTGGAAGAATAGGAACAGGAGTCCAATCTAAATTTAAATATGATAGGTCTCCGTCTACAGCAAGTTCATTCTTGTACTTCTCTACGGATTGTTCACCTCTTGCATATAATCTTAGTCTATTAAAATCTCTCCATTGATTATAATATCTACACTGATTACCGTCTTTTCTAAACCATTCGTATTGGATAGCTTGACCGACCTGAAGTCCAAATGCATCAGAAGCTTTTTCACTATCTGAAACAAATTGACCCGGAAATCCGGTTGCTGATATATTAACTGCTACATCTTTCATCTAATAAGTTGACTTGTACTTCCACTATTAGTATACCTTGCGAAATTAACACTTATTTTCGATTCTTTTTTCTCAGGTAAATATACGTGTTTTTGATTTGCCATTATAGCTAAACCCGAACTAATAGAGGCATCAAATTTTGTTCTTTCATTTATATCAAATTTAGCCCAATCCTCAAGAGTTCTTGTAAATGGCATAGTTCCCATTTCATCAGAATTTCTATAGGTAGCTGCCAAATCCATACCTATATATTTTTCAATATAAGACTCAATAGCTGAAGCATGTGCCTGCTTAACATCCTCCGAAGAGTTGGGTATTCCACCAAGTTCCTTCTCAGTCTTGGTTAATTTCCCATATTGCTTATCAGGTCTGTTCATACAAAAAGCCCTATATCCCCTATTTTTAAAGTGGTATAATAGCCTTGGCTTGTTATTTTCTACAAGTATTGGCATCCCATAAAACACACATGCCATAAGAACTTCTTCAAAAAATATCTCCGCAGTCTGTGGACGAGAGATGTATTCTAAGAAAAATTGATTAACAGGAGCTTCATCCATGTGGTACTTGGTCATTCCGTGAAGTGACCCATTAGAACCTCTACCTCCAACTACTGCTGATATATCATAGGAGTCACATCCAAATGACCCCAAATGCTCATTTCCGGGGTATTTCATACCATTACGAGTGGACATATTATTTTGAATATTCTTGTTGGGTATCCAACTTAATAAGAACCTTCCCCTCGCATCAGGGGTCCAAACAACTTTTGTATCTTTTTCCCCATCTTTCCAATGAAAAGACCCTCTTGTTGTATGATGTCCCTTAATTAAGGAATCATTATAGTCAATCTGCTGATATATCTTCGTTAGATTAAATAGAGAAGATTTACTCTCATCCCTAAATGCGTGACTTTCTGTACGAGGAAACTGACGATAATACTCATTCAGTGCATCTGCATCACTCTTTAATGAATCAACTTCAGCCTCCCAATAATCTATAGCCCCATTTATTATCATATTACCATCTACACCACGAATAGGGTAAATTGGTTTTTTAAATATGGGCATTCCATAAATGTCAATAAACCCTTCCATGTTCCATTCCATAGGAATAAACAGTGAGTATAGACCACTTTTAGTCTGTCCATTTGCATTTCGTGTATCTAAATTAGAATCTTCGTATAATTTTTTGTAGTTATCACCGCCCTTACTAAGCGCATTTGAGGTAGAACCCATCATACACTTACCAATAATTTTGCTACCAACCCTAAGACAAGTCTTAGTAACCCTCCAATTGTTCAGGATATTATTAGGCTTCGTCCATTTTGCACTTTCATCGTGAGCCAAGAATAAAAGCTTTTCTCCATCGTAAGAGTTTTCTTCAGTATTCTTCCAATCTATTGTAGTGTCAAGTCCTTTAACTTCTTCACTATCAACCTCATACATATTCTTTTTTGTAATCTTGGATGCAGGAACTCTATAAGCAAGCTCCGTTTTTGGCTTATCCATACCATCCATCACAGGCTTAAAGAAAAATGGAAGTCTACTGTTTATAGGAACTACCTTATCTGTAAACATTTTCTTGGCATCAGCACCCGTCTTTGAGAGTATACCGACACGAGCATCTTTAGCAAGTGTACCTATATTGACGCATTCTGAGGATGACATAAACGAAAATCCTGAACGTCTTATCTTTAAGTATATCATTCCAAAGCATCTTGTATCTGCTTTGCAAGCTTCCCAAAATATGAAGAAAATCCTATTAGCCTCCCTATAATCGGGGTATCCAACATCTATACTTGCCCATTGCAGGTACATCCAATGAGACCCCGTAATGTAAGTTGGTCTTCCGTTATTCATAAACCAATACCCCTGCTCTCTATAGTCAAATTGATTCTCTATATAATCAACCCATCTGTCTTTAAATTCAGAGGATATTTCATTCCATTGAAATATAGATTGAATCCTATCTAATTCTTTTGGTGTTTCCGCCCTTTCCCAATATTGTTCAGAATCGTCTTTGTGTCTTTGAAGACACTCTTTGGGAGCAGATGGTAATGCTATGTTTAATCCTGATATGTTGATTATATCACCTATCTGACCTGTCTTTGATATAATAACTAAGTCATACTGCTCGTTATACCCATACTTCCAAGACCTAACTGCGTTTTTTTTAGATATTACACCTTTAGGGATATGGTCCTTTACAACACTATATATACTATTTTGACCTTCTTTCTGCAAATCCTTGTTTTGTATCTGTTCTATTAACTCCTCTATCTATCATTTCAATACTTTCTCTTTCCGCTTCAATTCTATTTAATATTTCAAATGCATCAAATATTGCAAGCTTTTTAGTCATAGCTGCATTCTTTAACCTATCTGCAGCAAGTTCATCTTCAGGGTCATGCTTTATAATATCTTCTTTTGCAACTTTTATCAACTCTTCTACAGCATGTCTTCCGGCTTCAATTATTCTAAGCTTTATTTCTTTGCTCATATTCTATTTTTTAAGAATATAACCTGAATAAGTCTTGATGAATCCCCCTGACCAAAGTTGTCATATAGATTACGGGAATGTGGGAGTGCTGAATCAAATATAATCATTCTATTGAATCTTGAGTATCCAACAAATGACGGCTTCATATCATGGTCATATATAGTTGTACCATCTTCATCGGGATGGGATTTGCTTAAATACAAAATAGCCGTAAAGTCGCCCATCATTTCATCGGTATGTACAAAGTTTGGCTCTTCTTGACCAAGTGGAGATTTCCGTATAAAATTCCAAACTACATCACAATCAGGGAAAAAATCATTAACGACAAGGGCAAACTCATCATCATGGTCTCTTGGCTGAATATTTTTAAATGTATTAACCCCATCATATATATCAACAAAATCATTGTCTAATATATCTTTTACATACTGTTCAGGGTCTTGAATGACATCATCGGATAGGATTAGATTCATAATTTAATTGTTATTTGGTGGTCGAACATTCTATACAACTTTTCTCCATCTACATTAAACTCATACTCACTATCAGGCTGAAAACAAACAATATCTCCTTCTTGTATCCCTTGAGATAATAGATAGGCATTAGGATATTTCATTTCACCCATCAAAGGCTCATCTGTAAACGGCTTCTTAACGTATGACTCTATTGCCGGAATTGGTTTAACAAAGCAGTATTTATCATAAGTGTTCCACGTGGAACATCTTTTATACATAAAAAATTGGTCAGGTTCAATAAAGAATATGTCATCTTTAAAAAAGCTCCTTCCGCTTTTCTGCTTACCTCTCATGTCATTATAAAACTTGAAAACATTATGATGAACAAGAAGGGTATCTCCAATTTGAATTGGACCATCATATTTCAATGGAAGCTCTATGACTTCAGCATATC